CCTTTGCCTAATAAATTCATCGTTTATTTTTTGTTTTGTTTCTTTTTCCACATCATCTAGTTCTTCCTCAAACATTGACATATCAAATTCAAATTCAGACATATCAATATTTTGAATAGTCATTAATTCCTCTTCTAATTTAGCAAAATCCCATTCTGCTAATTCTCCTACTTTGTTATCTGCTAAACGGAAACCTCTGATCTGTTCCTCGTTTAAATCGCTTGCTATGATACAAGGTACTTCTTTTAATCCTAATTTTTGTGCTGCTTGATACCTCGTATCACCTGCAACGATTACATAATTTTTATCTACTACAATCGGTACTTTCCAGCCAAAGGTTTTGATACTATTTGCTACTGCATCTACTGCTTGTTCATTAAATCTTGGATTATTTTTATATCTTTCTAGTTGTTTTAATTCAATGTTGATAATATCCAATTAATTCACTCCTAATTTATTATTTGAAGCATTGTTTGTTGTATTCTAGTTTAAAATATCTACCATTTTGTGAATATATTTTAAAACCTAAATTTTGATACATTTTTAAAGCTATTTCATTTCTTGTTATTAATCTTATTTTTTTAGTATTATCTAACATAACTTTATTTAATAATATTTTCCCAATACCTTTGTTTCGGTATTTAGGAATTATATAAAAGTTATCTATATAGTTATATTCTCCTCTGTCTTGAACTGATATAAACCCTTCTATTTCTTCGTTAATTGATAAATACCAAATCATATTATTATCATTGTATAACTGGCAATCTAATTCTTTTATTATGCTTCTATCAGCAAAAAACTTTCCCATTTTTGCATAAAATTTTTCGTCCTGGTTATTGTTCTTCAAAATCATCAAACAAACCCCATTCTTTTCTTCTTCTTTTACAAAGATCTAAATATTTTTCATAGTTGCTTGATTTTGTTGGACTAAACCCTAAACCTTTACACCAATAGTCATTTCTTAATAGAGTTCTACATATTCTTCTCCAGCTCGGCACTTTTCCTGTTTGCTCCATTTTATAATCTGCTTCATCAGGTATTCCGTCTTCATAACCTCTTTGCATATACCATTTAATATAAACTGCTATTTTAGATTTATAATGTTCCGCTCTATTTTTAGGCATTGTACTTAATAAATATTTACTAAAGCTTTCCCAAGTGTGACCTTTTGGTAATGTTATTTTTCCATTACCTAGTATGTTTCCCATTTCCTTTGAATATAACGAACCACTATTTGCTCCAGCTTCTCTCAAAACCATTTTTCCCCAAGTTTCAGGTTCAACTATTTGATATAACCATAAACTTCTTCTAGTTGTGTCTCCAAATGGTTCATCTACACGCATTTGCGATAATTTTAATCCAGCTTGATAAAACCTATCGTATAAAGTGTTATAACATTTTTTGTATTTACCTAAATATGTCCAATCGTCTTCTACTTGCCAATCATAAATAGGGTAAACATTATATGTATTATCACTAACCATAGTTGTAAACATTTTATCTGCATATTTATTTTTTCGTTTGTTACTCATTGCCCTGTATCGGTTTAAGCTTTCTTGTGTTCTTATTCCTACAAAACAAGCTGTTGGTTCACCTTTTCCAAACCATTCGCCAAACTGTGGGACAAATTCTTCAAAGGTAATTTTGTAATACCAAAAAGGAAACATTGTTTCATCTGTTATACTTAATTCATCTGGTTGCCTTACCCATATATCTTTTTTATCTTTATCCCAACAGATCCATTCTGGCTCATATTGACTACAAGCGTTGTCAGTTAACAAAGGTAATGCCACCCAATAAGGTATAATTAAATCCTTGTATAATTCAAACATTTTTTTTACATGTTTTATTGTTAAGTCGTATTGTATTTCCCAATCTATAAACAATAAACCTACTTTTTTATTCCTCTTTTTCGCTTCTTCCATAACTAAATGTGTCATTACTGTGCTATCTTTACCACCACTAAATGATACATATATATTTTCAAAGTTATCAAAAGTCCAAGATATTCTTTCTTTGGCTGCCTCTAATACATTTTTCCCTAGATACCTTTTAGCCACAATATTCAACTCCTTCCATATCAAATATATCAAATTGATAATTTGGCTGTGTTTTTTTATAATCTCTAACCCATTGTAAATAAACTTTATCAGCTATTGCATTTGCTTTTTTTCTCTCCTCATCACTCAATAAATGCCATACTTCTATTGTTTCAACATCACTACACCCTGTATAATAGCAATTACTAGCTTGTCCTAACCAAGCTTGATAATTGACTGATGGATTAGTCATATTTGTAATAGCTGCATACTTCCAATTATCTGCAACGTATTTCATTGCATTATATAAAGCTATTTCGTTTCTAAAAAGTGATAAGGCTTTTTCTTTTCTTAATTCTTGTTTTCCATCATTTTTAGTATGATACATTCCGTTTTGGTAATCTTCCCAAAGTTCATATCTATAATACTTCGGTTTCATCAATAACCTCTATCGGTTCTAAATCACACTCCCAAGCTTCACTAAATTCTTTGTCAGAAAACATTTCCGCTAATCCGCTTATTTGTGATAATCTTAAAACTTCATCTGCATCCATACCTAGCTTTTTGCTGATTTTTTCATTACTCCAATTTCTCTTTTTTAATTCAAGTACTATATCGCTCATTGCTTGTACTTGATGTTTTCCTCTTGCTCTATTATGTCTAATAGTTGAAGCAATTCTTTGCCCTTTATCTGTTACATCATCATTAATTACTACTACTGGTAAATAACCTTTAATTCTTTCTTTAATATCTTCGCATTCTTTACCAACCCTATTTCTATGAAATCCATCAACTACTTCATAATGATCGTCGTGTTGCCATACAACTATTGGTTGAGTATATCCATCTTCTTGAATAGAAGTATGTAACAATTCCATTTCTGGAGGTGCTACTGTATTTGGATTATAGTCATTGGCTTTTACTAAATCTTGTTTTACCCATTGAACACAATCTACTGGTTCATTTGAAAATGGACTGATTTTCTTTAATTGCATTTTCAGACTGTTTATTGTTTCTACTTTTTCATCTAATTCTAGTTTTTTTATTTCGCTTATTAATTCAATTATTTTATTTTTCATAATTCCTCCTTTATTTATTATTTGAAACATTATAGATAATCATCTATTGTTGTTTGATTAAATGCTTTTGTATTTATACCTAATACATCATAACTTTCTCTAAAATATTCACACACAAACTTCTTTTGATTATCATTTATTAAAGATAATTCTTTTTCGGTGTTCCCACTTTTTGAACCGTACGGACACCCCATACACCCAGTCCTATTTATATGCTTATATACTTTAGGAACTTCAATATTATACTTTTCAATAATTTTTTCTAATAATTTATCTGATAAATCATGTATAGGTGTAAATTTTTTGTCTTTTGTGAAGCATGATTTATATTGAGATTTTCTCAATGAGCTTTCGCTACTCCTTACACCTAAAATCACTTTTTTACCCGTTTCTTTTTGATATGCTTTCATAGTGTCTTTTTTAATTACCTTACAACATTTATTACTAACTTTATGCAGCTTTCCACTTAAAGTTAAATCTCTCGCTTTTTTATTTAATTTAAATGTTATTCTGCCTTCGCCAGTAATAGCATCCATTGTATTTTTTGTTCTACTTCCATTTTGATAACGGCTTATCATTTCATCTTGAAATTTACTAAAACAAGGTATCCCGTATTTTTCTTTTATTTGCATTGGTTTCATTTTCGGTAATAGCACTTTATCACAATTTTTTAATATTCTTTTCAAAATTTCATGATGTTCCATATATGTGTTAACACCAACAACTTCAATGTTACTAAATTCTGGCGCATACTCTTTTATAAACCAATACAGAAAATGACTATCTTTACCACCTGAATAACTCAAAAAATATTCTTTAGGATTTATCTTTTTAAACTTACTTTTTAAATCTTCTAAATAAAAATCAACTTCATTTACCATTTGTCCTCCTTTTTAACTATTTGAAGCATATTCAAAATATATAACTTCTTCTTCTTTTCTTGCTTTTTGTACTTTTTCAGTTGGTTTTAATCCAGGGTATTTGTTAACAAGTTTTCTTCTAGCTCTAGTAATACTTTCAAACGATGGCAACCTATATTCTTTATGGTGCATCATTACTTGAAAGAATAACTCCCTTAAAACTAAATCCTCATTGATTTCTCTATAAACCCTATAAATTAATATAAAATTATCGTTTCTTGTATCTTCATATTCTCTTAATACTTTTTCTACTATTTCTTCTGTTTTATAAAGTTTATTCATACTTCCCCTCCAATAAATTTAAAATATTTCTAACATATATTTTTACTTGTAAAGGTGCTTCTCTATTTAATATATTTTGACAATACTTAATTGCTTTTTCTCTATTAGCTAATTTCTTTGCTGTATCAATACTAATTACTTCACTTTTCATACTTCACCTTATCTAAATATGTTATTCCTACTGCATAGGCACTCCATATATCTTTTTTAAATCCATAAAACCAACCTTGATTTTTCTTTGTTCCTACTACTCCAAATCTATCTATTAAAGCTTGTCTTATGTTGCTATCTTTTGCCCTCATAGAATTACATAAGTTCATCTTTACATCTTTTCTGTATATATAATTGATTTTAAAGTTTTCATGTGTATCACAATACTTTTGTATAAATCTACCGTACCATTCACAAGTATCAAAAACTTCTTTACCTACTGCCATTCCATAACTAGCGACTTTTTCAACCACTATACATTCTATATCTCTAAATAAAGCTATTTGTTTTAACAAATCGTTGTTATCCAATTTTCCAAATTCAATAGGTTTATATGTTTCTTTTTCTATAAGACAATAAGCACTTTCTATATTGCCTGGATCAATTGCTAGTATCATATTAATCACCTCTTTATACTTTTACCATCGTTAATCTATTTATAGACTTTTTACATCTTCTCTTATATACAGGTGTGGTATAAAAATATATTGTTCTAAATTTCACATTCATTTTTTCAGCAATTTCTTTAATTGTTCCAATTGCTAAACATTTTTCACCTTTATATAAGGCATATTCTTTTTTGGTTTTCTTCATATAACCACCTTTATTTAATGTTTAATGTTTCGTAACTATCTATAAGTTGTTTTAATTCTATTTCGTCTAAAGTTTCTATTTGAGCATCCTTACATTCTTGAACTACACCATTAAGTAATTGTGAAAATTCCATTGAATTTAATAAATGTGTTTGTTTATAAAATAGGTAACAATCACAACCGTCTTTATCTGTTTTGTACCATTTAGAATATGGGTAGAACGATTGTACATTAGAACCTTTTGGAACTTTGCAACCCATTACTTTCCCTTCTTTATCAGTTGCTATTGTTCCGTAAGATAGATTTAATATTTTTTTCATTTCTTCATCGGTACGGTTATAAACTCTAGCTAGTTTATTAATTAATACGTGTAAATAAGCATTTGCATTTAAACTTCTTCGTTCACGATGTTTTACTATTTCTATATCAAGTAAATCTTCTTCTTGGAGCTTATTAAATTCTTCTGTTAATATATTTTCTTGATTTGTTAATTGAATAGTTAGTTTTGGCTTATGGGTTATAAAGTCTAAACTAACATCAACTATCTTTCCTTTAAGTTTCATACAATCACCTTTTTAAAAGGGAAGTTGTTCTTGGTTAAAATCCACTAAATCGCAATCATTATCTAATTGTTTACCAAAATTAGAAAACGGATCTTCTGTTTGATTTTGCTTGTTATTATTAACATTGTTCATTTGATTGTTATTTGATTTTTCACTCTTTTTAGTTTGTAGAAAATGTATTTGTTCTACTACAACTTCTGTAACATAAACTTTTTTACCATCTTGCCCTTCATAACTTCGTGTTTGAATACGTCCTTCTATTCCTAATAAATCGCCTTTGTTTATGTATTCACAAATCAATTCAGCAGTTTTTTTAAATGCTACGCAATTAATAAAATCCGATTGATATACTCCGTTGTTGTCTTTAAACTTTCTTGTTACTGCTATTGTAAAATTACATACTCCCACATTTGAGTTTGTATATCTTAATTCTGGTTTAGCTGTTATTCTTCCTATTCCATTCCATCTGTTCATTAATTATCTTCCTCCTTTTTAATTTCATCTTTAACCCCTAATATTTCATTAGCTTCCTCTTTGGTATATGCTTCGTAACTATATTTAGCATTTTGATGCTTGCTATCAGTTTTGTATATTTGGTTTAATAATATTTTTCTATTTGAAGCATTAACTAATTTCTGTTGATTATCATGAAATACTTTCATAAGTTCTAATTCGTTCTTATACTTTCTTCTTTGAACTCTTAACCTTTTAATTTCCTTAATTATTCTATATGCTTCTGTTACTTTGACATTTTCTAATTCTATATAGTGCAACCAATAATCAATCTTTTTATCGGCTGTTGATTGAAGATTAAATAACTCATCAAAGTAATTCTCGTTTTCTTCCAAACAATCAAAAGCATTTTTTATATTTTCTAATACACTCATTTTTCCTCGCTCTCTTCTATTTCTTCTATATCATCACTCCCACATTCAGGACATAACTCCAACTTCAAATATGTCCTGCTGCTGAATTGATCCGATATTCCTAAAAAATTCTCAAAAGTTGTTTCGTGTATTGTAGGTTCTTCAAATAGTTCCAAACACTCATTGCATCGAAACATCATTCTCCTCCTAAATACTCGTTTATTAAAGACCAACCAATATTATGATTTAAAGGCAGTTCCTTTATTTTTCTTGTATCTCCTCTAAGGTGTACACCCTTTAAGAAATTTATCTCTTTCCCATAACATTGTTCAAAGCCTATTGCATAAAGATTAAGTTGATATGCTAAATATTCTAAATCTAAAGTTGAAGTGGTTTTTATATCTCCTAATCCTAACCCTCCATCAATTTCTAAAACCAAATCTAATCTACCTGCACATATAGGCTTATCATCTTTAAAAATAACAACTGGAACTTCATTATCAATGACATTGAATTTATAATGCTTTTGAAGGAATTTCATGTTTCTTAATTCTTTACAAGTAATATCCTCTATATTGTATTTGTAATAATCTTCGATAGCGTTATGTATATTCGTACCTCGTTCGGCAGCTCGATTTAAAACATCTTTACTAATGCCAGCATATTTATTACCAAATTTTATTTGCATAATTGTTGTTATGCTGGGTATTTCAATACCGTTATATAGATAAGTGTGAGAACTATCTATATATTCCAAATCCCCATCTCTTATCTTCCAGCATTCATATTCCTTATTCATATAATCTCCTTTTATTTATTATTTGAAAACATTTTATTATACTTTTTAATACAATTTTTAATGCCTATATTATCACTAAAATTTGTACTAGGTATATAACATTTTCCTGTCCAACTCCAGAAGCTCATTACTACTTTTTTATCTTTATATAAATTAAAGTGTCCGTTGTCTTTATTACATAATTTATAAGGTATATTGTTTGCTTCAAATTGCTCTATTGCATATTCAATTCTTTCATCATAATATTTTTCTCTTTTTTCGGCATTTTGTTGTTTTAATATTGGTGCAACATCCTTCCAATATTCGCCCATTGTATAATCATCTTTCATAAATCACCTATTTGTTTATTATTTGAAGCATTTATTTTACTCTTATAGTTATATAAGCTACTTTTTTACCATCTAACGTTACATATTCATCATATAAATCAGGGTTTTCTTCTCTAAATTTCTTGCTATCAAATTTTTCTAAATTCGTTTGTTCTGGAGTATATGAAATAGTAATTCCATTTACTTCATCTTTTATAGATAAAATCCCTTTAGCTTCCATTTCTTCTTTGATAGCTTTTTTTAAATCATCTTGTTTTTGCTTTAATTCTTTCATTTGTTTTTCAAATAACGCTATATCTTTTGCAGCGTATTCATCTAATAAATATGTATCTCCATTTAATACTAATAATTCTTTCATTCTATTCAACTTCTCCTTCTTTGTTCATAATTTTGCTTATTAGTTGAGTTGCTTTTGCCATTGGCAATTCTTCTATTTTATTTATTTTGTTTACTTCAAGTAACTTCTTTAAATTATCGCCTTGATATGTTTGTAATAAGATACTTATTTGTTTTGGACTTGCTGTTTTGACTTTTTTATTTGTTATTTCATCATTGTTCATACTGTCAATAACTTCTCCATCAGTAATTCCAAAAGCATTTAAATATAAATATCTTTTATAATATGTATTTAATGCACCTAGATATTGAATGTCTTGCATTGATTTTACTTCTCTATATTCTCCTGTTTCTTTATCAAATCTAGTATTTACTGGTGTATCAAATAACACAAATGGCATTGTATATATATTTATTTCATCGCCTTTTTGCAATTCTAATGTTGCATAATCATCTTTGATATAGTATCTATCATTTATGCCCTCTTCTAACATTAATTCATTCAATTTTGGTAAGAAATCTGCTAATTCAAAGTAATCAAATCCAGCAAATTTATTTTTACCACTTTTCTTTAGCTTTGCATTTTGTAATTTAACTTTTATACTGATAATACTTTCATTCAAGTTTTTATTTTCTTTCATAATTCCTCCTATTTATTATCTTTTTTATTTTTGTCGCCATATTTAGCTTTTATATAATTAATACCTAAAACGTATAAAAATATTATTGATATTAATATTAATATGAATGTTGCTTTATCCATTACTCTGCCCCCTCTCCATTTAGTGTTTTGTATGCAAACCCTATATCATCATCTGCTACAAAATTTTCATGATCTGGATTTCCAACTGTGTTATTTAAATAATTCCACAAAAACCCTTTCGCTTTGTTAATCGTTTGTTTTAACTCGTATATTTCTCTTTGTTGTTCTTCCTCTAATTGTTCACTTGTTACTTTTAAAATGTTATATTCTTCATCTTTTAATTCAATTTGTTTTTTAAGTAATATTGAATAGATATCATAGTTCATTTCTGAACCTTCTTCATCACATAATTGTTTATACTCTTCAGGCGTTCTATATTCTATTTTTATTTCATTTGTCACTGTCTCTTCGTTATTCATATTTCCTCCTTTATTATTTGAATTTCATTTTTAAAATTAACTTGATTTTTTGTTTCATAAACTATATATCTATTCACTCCATTTTTGTTTAATAGATATAATAAACGCTCTTCAGTGCAATATTCATAATCTTTTGTCTCGGTATCAAAAACAAAATAATCACATTGTAGATTTAACACGTTTTCAAATTGCTTGGCTATGTTTAATAATGGCTTTACTATACTTTGCATAACTATCTTCTTTCTAATTTACTTTTGTAAATACTGTTATTAATTTTCTTTATTACTTGATAAGAATGTTATTTTTTCTGCCATTAATTCCACTTTGCCTTCTTTTGCTTGAATACGACCTTTAACTCCTACCAAATCGCCTTTTTTACACCATTCGGTTGTTCTTTCTGCGATACCATTAAATAAAATGACTGGAATAAAATCAGTTTCATATTCTCCATTTGCGTTTTTATAACTTCTTGGTACTGCTAATGTAATTGAACAAATTTTATTCCCGATTTCAGTTTCATTTATTTGTGGGTCTGAAACTAAACGACCAACCAAACCCATTTGATTTATCATAATTCCTCCCTTAATGTTTCACGTGAAACATTTATTTTATTATTTGAAGCATTTACCCTAAAGGGAATTCATGCCCCTTTCTCTATTTTTTTTATATATGTTTCTATGTTACTTATTTTCTTTTCCAATTCTTTTATTTGATATTGTTGAAGTTTAATTTTATTGTCTTTGTTAGTTAAAATCTCGCCCAGTTCATCAATTACTTTTAAAACGTTTTCATGTTGCATTTATTAAAACCTCCAACTCTTTGATATTTTCATAATATTTATAACATAGAACACATGTTCTTTTCATTGTTTTATTATGGTAATGTTATTTTTTAAATAATTCCCATATATCATCATACTTATCTTTAAATACTTCACCAAATTTCTCTATTGTTTTGTATGATGGATCACGATAACCATTTTCAATTAAAGAATAATGACTTGGAGTAATTCCTAATTTTTCAGCCATTTCCTTTGATGATAATCCTAAATCAATTCTAAACTTGGCTAAATTCTTTCTTTTCAAATAATTCACCTCCCATCTACTATTTGAAGCATACTGTATGTATGTTTCCAACTATTTACATTATACTAAAATAATTTTCAGAAATCAATATTTTTTTTACACAAATTTAAAAAAATTTACTTCTTGAAAATTCTAGTGTAAAATTAAATCAAAACTTATTAATAAAATCCATGCCCCAAAAGGAGGTGTTTGAATGACTAAAATACAAAAGTCATTTGACACAAAAGAAGTAGGAACGAAAATTAGACAATTAAGAAAAGCCAGATCAATGAAACAAGATGAATTGGGTGAGGTTTTAGGTGGTCTTTCAAGAGGTCAAGTCAGCAATTTAGAAACTGGAAAAAGAAATTTAAATTTGCATCAAATTAAAACACTCGCTGATTATTTTGGAGTATCTTTAGAAACTTTAGGACTTAAAACAGAAGAAGTACAAGTAAATGATTTATTGGCAAGAGCAAAAGTTATATTTGAAAGTGAAGTGCCTATGACAGAAAAACAAGAACTAGCAGAAAGCATCTATTCTATGTATTTAAATATTAAAAACCAAATCAAAGATAGATAAAAGAAGTACCGTAATAGATACTTCTTTGCAATGAGGTGATATATTATGTGCTACAACCATATATTTGTTTTATCTTTCTTTAATTCTTTCACTTGTTCTTTGGAATAAAAATATTTTTCATCTTTAAATATTTTATTGCAAGTATCATAAATTTGTTGCAGCTTTTCTTTAGTTAAAGGTTTTTTATAAAATGTAATTTTCATTTAGTACCTCCTTTAATAAATTGTATGAAATATGTATTCATCCAGAACTTTTCAATAACATAATTAAAGTTTACTATTTGAAGCGATAAAAAAGGAGTGGTAAATAAATGAAATCCCAAGATGATGTTCTTATGTATTTCAGAAAAAATCGTGAAGATGAAGAAATACCAGTAGATATTAAAATTAAAAGATTTCAAGATGAATATTTAATGTATTTAAGGAAATCCAGGAATGATGGAGAAAAAGTACCAGTTGAAGTTATTGTTCAAAGGCATGAACAAACGTTACAAGAACTAGCCGAAAAAGAATTAGGTTTTAGAATACCAGAAAAAAATATATATCGTGAAATTGTTTCAGGTGGGGAAGCAATAGAAGATAGACCAGAATTTATAAATGTTCTTAAACGTATGGAAGTAGGAAATATCAAAGGAGTATTTGTTTTTGATCCTCATAGGTTATCTAGAAGCGGTTTATATGGTGCTGGTGATGTTTTAGAAGCTTTTGAAGTAACTCACACCCTTATATGTACTCCTATGAAATTTTATGATTTAGATAACAAAATGGACAAGAAGTATTTAGAAATGATTATGATACAAGCAGCCGAATATTTGAATTATAGTAAAGATGTTATGGGTGCTGGTAGAATGACATCATTTGCAGAAGGTAAAGCTATAATGTCTACCCCACCTTATGGTTATGGTAAAGAAAAATTAAAAGATGAAAAAGGGTATAAATTAGTCCCTAACCCAAAAGAAGCTCCACATGTTAAAACAATGTTTGATTTATGTTGTGAAGGTATGGGTGCTACTGCTATCGCTAATTATTTAAATGAAAGAAATGTTAAACCTCGTAAAAAGGCATATTTTGAGCCTTCTACGATTAGAGATATACTTCATAATGAAACATATTATGGTTATCTAACTTGGGGGAAAAACCCTATTAAGAAGATATTAGAGAACGGAAAAACTAAAAAGAAAAGATTTTATAATCAAAAAGGATTTAAAGTTGCTAAAGGAATGTATGAACCTCTTATAACAAAAGAACAATTTGACCAAGCACAAGAAATGATGAGACAAAGAACATCAAGAACATATCACACCAACACAATAAAAAATCCACTAGCTGGACTTGTATTTTGTGGTTTTTGTGGGAATGCTATGATAAGAAGACCATACAATAAATCTTTTAAAAAGAACCATGTTAGAGTATATGAACTTGATAAACAAGCTTTATTAGAATATTTGAGAAAACATAAAGAAACAAGTGGTTTATCATTAACTAAAATAGCAAAAGAATTAAATGTTACACGTGATATTGTAATAGGTTGGTTTCCACCTAAATTAGAAAAGTTTTATCCATCAAAAACACTTGCAGATAAATGGTTTGATTTAAAATCTTTATTAAAAATTGAAGATAATAAGTTTGATAAAGAAGTTACAACATATAAAGAACCTGATATTCAAAAAGATACTTTGATGTGCTCTTCTCTACATTGTAATTGTGTATCAAGTTATCTTGAAGTTGTTGAAAAAGGACTAATTGAAAAACTAAACATTGAATTAGAAAATAGAAAGTATTTTTTAAATAACTATGAACAAGAATTGAAGAAAGAAAAAGTAAGTAACGTTAAAGAATTGAAAGAAGTTGAAAAAAAGATAGAAGAAATAAACGGTTATATCAAGAATGCTATCAAGAAAAACGCAATGGATCTAATTACTGATGAACAATTTTTAGAGCTGAAAACAGATTTTGAACAAGAACTAAAACCTTTATTAAAAAGAAAAGAACAACTTTCTAATACAAAAGACGAAGAAAGAATAATACAATATAAAAAATCCATACCGATTTTAGAACATTGCGTTAAAGATTATGATTTGCTGACAGTTGAAGAAAAGAACGAACTATTAAAAACTTTTATTGATAAAATTATATATAAAAAATCAGTTGGTGGAAGATGGAACAAAGAAGCAACCGTTAGTTTAGAGGTTGAAACCTATGATTTTTAATGTTCTAATTGTAGGGGCAATCATATATACTTTGTTATGCCCCTATTCTTCTGTACCTTTATTATATCAGTGATAACAACCATAAGGAGAACATTGATTTATAGGCATTTTAAAAGACCAAGGATTTTTGCTTGGTCTTTTTTTTAAAAAAAGAATGTCTTTACTAGCACATTCTCTTTATCAAAACACATTTATTCTCTTTGCGCTCTATCCTGTTGAGCTAACTCCTATACTTTGATAGAAGTGTTGGATTTGAACCAACAACATCAAAGCCCTCACAAAAAAATAATTGCTGTTAGTGTTTTTCATTAATTATTTTAAAATCAATAGTCAACGTAAATGGTTTATTTACTATCTTTTTAGTAACCTAAAATCTAATTTGCTGTAATGACTATTTCTATTAACACAGAAGCAAAGGACTATTGTTCAAAACTAGCTTAAATTTGGAGTTTAATGTTCTAACATATTATTTTTGCTGTACGTCCTTTTTTAATAATTACATTATATTACAACAATGATTAAAAGTCAATATTTTTTGAATATTCAGTTAATAATTTATCTACAAATGCTTCTCCATCAAATCCTGTTTCTAGGAATTTTAATAACATTGGAGAATATCCACTTAAAAATATATTACCCATTTCATCGGTTTCTGGTACTGTTTTATTTCTACTATTAAAATTCCACCATACTATTTTTGTAGTATAACCTTTTTCTTTCCATAATCTTTGCAATTCCTTTTTAGACTGATTAGAACCGCTATCAAATTCCATATCACTCAATACAACTAAATACTCTGGCAACTCTTCTAAACCTTGTAATAAATTCATTACTTTGCCAAAATCAGTATTAGAACAATCTCCAGTATGTAGTGATCTGATTTCTTCTATATAAGTATTACCATTAATCTTCATTAAATAAGGTTTGCTACTAAAAGGTATCGCATAGCCATTGCAATATGTAGAACATTTAGATAGATAATGTCCTATTGACATTGCTTTACCATAAGCGTCTTCGCCTCCCCAATTCATAGAACCACTGGTATCTATTATTGGAATACAATTAATACTGATTTTTTCTAATTTATCAAAGAATAAATCGGCATCTATTTTATCTCTATTTTTGTATATGTCGTATACGTTAGTCGTAGATATATTAAGTTTCTTTTCTCCTTTTTTTACACTTTCTAAATACGTTGCAAATCTTTCTTTTGTATCTTCTCCACGTGCAAATCTATCATAATACTTAACCATTGCTAAACTTGGCACTTGTTCAAAATTAATTGTATCCACAAGTGGGTGGTTAACTTTATTAAATAATTCTTCTAGTGGGTTTGTTTTTGTTTTTTCTGCATATGACAACTTGTATTCAACTGTTGTGCTACATTTAATAAGTTTTCTATATTCTCTTTCGGTTAACCCCCATTCTTTACATAATGCTTTTGCGATTTTTCTGTTTTTACTTGTAAGTCTAGGCATCCATTTCATAGCAAGTTCATTTCCTTCATATAATTCATCTTTTAATAAATCTAGATTTGCTATTGTTGGATTATGCCATAAATCATCAAATCTTCCAGCCTTAACTACATTATCTGCTGGTACTTTTGATTGTTTCATTAATTCTCTTCCTAAATCTCTTCTACCTAATCCATATCTAGGATCTCTTATAAACATTGAAAATAGTCTATCTTTATAACTATCTCCTATTTTTACTTCGTCTAAATGTTTTTCAAAATAACTTGTCATAAATAATATATCTAGTAAGTTATTACCTGTTGTATTATATGATATATCTCCATTCTCAGTTCTTTTTTCTGCAAATAACTTTTCTAAATTATTCATTATTTACCCTCACTTTCTTCTATTTCTTCAATCGTTTCAATTGGTGCTTGGCTACATTTTCCTAAAGAATATAATCCTACTCTTTCTCCATATGAAACTTTGACTTTTTTTCCAATAAGTTCTTTTGCTTTATTCTCTAATTCTTCATCAAATTCTATGCAGTATTTTTCTTGCGTTGTCTCACTTGTTTTTATGTATAGAGCGGTAGTTCCAAAAAAGTTTTTATCAACACTTGTGATAGTTCCTATCGTAGCTCCACTACCTTTATCAACACGGATAAATGGAAGTACTCCAACTAAGAATGTTACGAATAATAACATTACAAATAATCCTACTCCTAGTCCTATCTCATCATCTCTTGCAGATAAAATTAATACTACAATGCCAAAAATCAAAAGTATAATTCCTATAATAATTAATAAAATATCTAACCAATTCATTCTATTCCTTCTTTCTATTCGCTTGCCTTAAAATTGTATATAGGCTTTATAATTCTTATAATTTCAACTGTATCTCCTATACAATCTATTATTTCTTGCATAGGTTTATATACCATTGGTGCTTCATCTATTGTTTCTTCATTCACTGAAGTTGTATAAATACCTGCCATTGATAATTTATACGCTGTCATACTAAGATTTTCTCTTGCTTGATTTCTTGACATTATTCTTCCAGCTCCATGAGGAGCAGAACAATTCCAATCTTCGTTTCCTTTTCCTTTTGCTATGATACAACCATCTCTCATATTCATAGGTATTAGCACTATTTCATTTTTTTTAGCAGATATAGCACCTTTTCTTACAATGTTATCTTCAAATGATATGTAATTATGGATTGTTTCAAAATAGCCTAAAGAAGTACTAATATTAGCTTTCTTTGCTTTTTCTAAATCAAATGCTTTAATATCTACCAAAGTAAAATTATTTGCTCCAAATATATATGTTAAAATTTCTCCTGCTATTTCCAATCTATTTAAGTGTGCAAACTCTTGACATATCTTCATATCGTGCAAGTAAGCATCTTTTAACTCACCTTCTAAAAAGCATAAATCTTTTGGAAGTTTAGTTTTGCCTTTATATTTTTCAGTTATTTCTTCTAATTTCGCTTGTATTTCTTTCTCTCTATTTTTATCTTTCAAATATAATATTGCAGCCATCTTTTCTTCTGCCATTTCTTTTTTATAAGAACAATATTCTATTGCTTTTTCTTGGTATATTTCAGCAACTTGTTTTCCAAGATTTCTTGATCCAGTATGTATAACTAAATACTTTTTGTTATCTTCATCAATATCTATTTCTATGAAATGATTTCCTCCACCTAAAGTACCTAAGCTCTTACCTAACCAATTATCTTTATTCTTTAATAACGGATAACATATTAATTGTTCTAAATTAAAATGATTTTCAACTTCATCATGTACATTCATGCCACTAGGAACATACTCTCTTATAACTCGGTCTAATTCTTCTAAATCTAAATCAATATTTCCCAATTCCACACATAACATTCCACAACCAATATCTACACCAACTATATTAGGTATTACTTTATCGCCTAAATTACCTGTAAAGCCTATTACACAACCAGCTCCAGCGTGAACATCTGGCATTATACGAACTTTGCAATCTTTAAAGGCTTCTTGTTCAAGCAATAAATCTATTTGTTCCCTTGCTTTATCTTCAATGTTATCAGTAAAAATCTTCAAATCTTTCATAAACTCTTCCTTTCTAATTTATAAAATTTCTATACTCTCATATACGATATAACTTATATCTTCCCCTTTATATTGTTCTAATACAGGAAATTTTTCTAAATCTTTTTTTGGTATGGGGTTATTAAAAGTTCTAATCTCCCTGGCACTTGTTACATTAGTTTGAGACAACTCAAATTTTATCTTATCTTCTATATATTTATTTATCTCCTCGTCTATGTTAATAACTTCATAAACATAATTATAATCAATTAAGTTTTTTGCTCTCTCAATATACAAATCACTTTGTTCTTCCATAACATCTTTTGAAACGTTGTTTGTATTTCTTTTTAATTCAATCATTGCTTCTTTTGACCTTGAGCCCACCAAAGGATTATCATAATTTAAATAACTGTAATATGTTTTATTTCTTATGTTATAATCTAGCAAATCGTAAAGTCTTATAATATGGTGGTATTGTTTTGGATCACACCCCCATTTTTTAAATTCTTCTTTTTTGCTCGGATATTCATGTGTTAACGCTTTCCTTTTTTCATACATCGCACCTAAAATTGATTTTAAATTAGGTTTGAATTTACCGAACATCTCTTTTATCTTCTTATCACCTATACTATATTTAGTATCAATGCTTTCAATGTAAGAAAAATTGCCTTTTTTTATCACATCATAGAAAGTAATTAAATCTTTAACATCAATAGAACCATTTTCACACTCAATCGTTGAACTTGTTACTTTCCTAAAAATAATATCATGCAATGTAGGTAATATAATTGCTTTACAATCTATGTCGCTTAACTCGTCATCAACACTATAATTTTGACTTCCATATAATCCTATATATAATACCTTATATCCTTTATTTTCTAGAATTTTTTTATACTTCCCTAAAGTTTCAAAAATTTTTGACATATACACCCCTCATTTTATTTACTATTTGAAGCATTTATCGTAAATAGATTTATAAATATCTACTTTTATTGCAAGAACTTCATTCTCAAAAGGCTCAAGTTCTAATTTATTATTACATTCTTTTATTTGTTCTTCTAAATATGCTTTTAAATCAAACTTATTAGGATTAGAAATAATAATATTATTATCTTGTACCTCTATATTTGCTTCATCTCCGTTTTTTAAACCTATTTCGTTTCTCATTTCTTTTGGGATTACGATCCTACCTAAATCATCTATTCTTCTTATCATATTTATACCTCCTGTTTTAAGCTCCTTTTACACAACTATTATATGAATAACCATTGTTAATGCAATTACTAATACTTTTTTGTTGTCTTTGACCTGCTACTCCTAGCAACATTATTGTAGTAATTACTACAAACCCACCAATCAATATAGATAAAATTGTGTCTATTCTCTTTTGTTTTTTTATTTTTTCAATTCTTTTTTCCTGTATTTTTCTCATTCTTTCTTGATTTTCTTTAAAAGTCATATTGTTTCTCCTTTCCTAATTCTAAATAATATACTGTTTTAGTTTCTCTTATTGTTACTTCTGGATAATATTTTTTTATTTCTTTTATTTGTTCCTTTGTAAATACATAAGTTTTACCAGTATCTCTTAAATCTCTTAAACACTCTCTTATAAAATTATTAAAATAATCATAGCTTTTTTCAGTCTCTTCCATATAACCCTTTCTATTTTTATATTAATTAGCAAGAGGCTTTTTAAACCTCTGCTAATTTATCATATAATTTTTGAATTTTATCTATCATATCTGCTGTATCAATATTTTTGTTTTCTTTAAATTCTTGTTCAGCTTTTCGTAGATAATCAATTAATGCTAGTTTTAATATCATTAATTCTTCTTCTGTGTAATTCATATTTATTTCTCCTTTCTCATTACACTTATAATTATACCAGATTTTACCAAAAAGTCAATAGTTTTGGTAAAATTTTACAAATTAGTTGTTTTTTTGTCGTCTTTTTTGTTTTTTTCTGAGTTTGTTTAGGTATATATGATTTTGTATGCTTGTTTTGTTAATTATTTTTTCAATATCCTTTTCTTTTTTTAATTCAGCTATTAATCTGTTGTAAGTTATACCATATTGTCTTGCCCACTCCCCAATCGGCTTTGTTTCACCTTTATAAGTGTAAGTTTTTACTTCTTGCTTTCCCCATCTGGAAGTGTGAGCTGAATTGAATGATTTTGTTACCCATCTACAATTATCAGGACTATAACCTTTGTTATTATCAATGCGATCTAATGTTAAATGATTAGTATAACCATTAGAAATTGCCCATTCAAAAAAACTTGTATAATCATTTAACCATTTGTTACATACGGTTATCCCTTTTTTTCCATAGTTTTTAAAACTTTTTGCTTTTGGATTGTAACATCTATATTTCATAGAATAATAAATACCTCTTAATCTTTTTTCGGTTATATTTTTTTCCACATTATTCCTCCTAACAATAACACTATATCAAAATAATTTTAATTTCACAATGTTCTTTTAACAACTTTTACCAATTTATTGTAATTTTACACAAAAAAAAGAGTAGATTAGCTCTACTCTAGTTGTTTTTATTATATTTTGCACTTGATATTTGTAGTAATGAACCTCCAAATGTTCCAAGCGCTGCTATTGTTGCTGTTATTTGTCCTATATAAGGAATTCCCCATATATCTCCTAATGTATTAAGGAATAGTATTAATGCTGGTACTCCAACAATTAAAACATATTTTAATACATCATATACTTTATTACTCATTTTCATATTTTTTCTCCTTCTAATTATGGTATCTCTCTATTGTTTCTTCTATGTGTTTAATTTCATTTTCAACAACAGGCATTCTTTCTGCAAAATTATTGTGTTTTCTAACCTCTCTAGTTAGTTCAGTTATTCTTTCGTCCGTTACAGCTTGATACTTCACAAGTTCAGTTTTAATGTCGCTTACTACTTTCTTATTTCCTGTTAAATTAGAAATTATTACACCTGCAAATGTAAAGCCACCAGTTATTAATGATATTAATACTCCTTCACTCACTTTTTATTCTCCTCTAATTCGTATTATTCCCTAAATTAACAGTACTTGTTCCAGTTTGTATAGCTCCAGTAACACTATTACCAATAACTATACCATTCGCATTATCAGTTTTAATTGCGTAACCAGAAACTGCACTTGAACTACTTGATGATGTTGTTGCTAACACATAATTGAATAATATAAATCGTCCTGCATAAACTCCATATTTTTCATTATCGCTAACTACAAGAATTCTGCTATTAGATATTTCCCAAGGATCCCATGCACCATAAACTTTAGTTTTTAAATCTGGTGAAATTGTAATATTAGCAATACAATTTTTTACTACTCCTCCATGAAATCCATAAATAGTATTAGCATTAATATCTACTACACCAATTATTGCATTCTCTACCGTTACGTTTGTTTCCATACTAAATACTGCAAATATATCTATTGTTTCAGTCGGACTTGCTATTGTAGGTATCGTTGCATTAGCAAAATCTATTACTACTTTTCTATTTGATGAAGTAGATGAATTAAAATCAAATTGCATTTGCCCATCAATTAATGTGTCAATTCCTAGTCTTCCAACCACATTTATTTTCATAGAAGCGTTATCTAATGCACTAGCATATTTGCCTACACCATCTAGAAAATTCTTAACCATATTAGATAAAATAATATTATCTCCTGAACCTGTTGCAACATATGTATAATTTTCTAAACTATTAACTTCTTCTTGTAATGCTTCAAGTTGAACTACAACACTTTCTGCTGCCGTTCCATCAATTGATTTTTTATTGACAAATTCTATATCTTGTCCTATTAATTCAAGTGGATTAGCTAATGTTATTGTTGTACCATCTGAATTAATTGTATATTGAATTCCATCTGATAATTTTATTCCGTTTATATAGACATTCAGAATATCTAAACTATTGTGTATATAATTTATAGAAGTAGGTATAGTTATAACTTGTTCATATTCAACATTTGTCCTATATAAAGATTGATATTCTCTATAAAGACTTGTGGATCTTACTTCATCTTTAATTGTTTCAAACCAATTGTTAAATTCGGTTGATTTTTCTGATATAAATTCTGTTTGTGCTGCTTGATATTGATTGAATAATTCCTCTGTATTTAATTGTTCTACTAAACAAGCTATAAACCCACAATAATTATTTGATGGTCTTAAATCTGTTATATTAGAAGTAGTTATAGTTGTTGCATTTTTATTTACTGCTACATTTGCTAAAAATATTTCTTGTATTTCTTCTGTTCTTGTTAAAGTTGGTGCTACTGGATTTGTTGCTAGTTCACCTTTTTTAACTGTTAAAATTATTTTTCTGTCTGTACTTGTTCTTCTTAATACAATACTATCAATTCTATTTAAAATAACATCAGCAGCATCTATTGTTAATTCTGTATCGGCTTCTATTTTAAACCAATGATTGTTTAATTCTCCTTTACCAGTTTTAACAACAACACTCATTCCGTTATTTGCTACTACTTGACAAGCACTATCTATATTAGAATAAACTCCATAAGAAGAAACAAGTCCTTCATATCTTGTATTTATATCTTCTGCTTCATATACCCTATCAGGCTCGCCATCTACTAACACGGCATTTTCAAAGCCACTAGTTAAATCTATTTCTGCCATTCAATAAGCACCTCCTTAAATTCCAAAAGTTAAAACAATACTTTTTCCTGTATTATTTATACTTTCTATACATTCTATAATTCTCATTGAAATACCTAACCCCCAAGACTTCTTAAAGATTTGCACTATATCACCTAAATTAAAGTCTTTTCTGTATTCATACCCTGTTAATTTGATGTTTCCATCAAAAGCTTCACTTATTCCTACTAAATTCTCTAACCCTTCTTCTTCCATTTGGCTAGTTAATTCAGCTTCTGTTATATCTTCGTTATTAGAAGACACGTTTCTTTGGTCTACCCATATTTCAAATCTATCTTGTCCTATTGGTGCTTCACTTGTTGAATAGGCTTCAACTATTTTTCTGTCTAAACCTTCTCCCTCTCCAGCGACATAAGCAAAGTTTTTAATTTCAGAAGTATTTTTGACATATTGACATTCTTCTAGGTTATCGTATTCATCAGTAAACACTACACTAGGATTTATTTTTTGCGAATATGATCTGTCTATTCCTTTATAAGTTTTAAAATAAAATTTATTTTCATCAAAAATGAAACGGAAACCAATTTTTTTTTCTTCACAAATTTCTTCTATCTTTGTAAGTAAGTTATCTCCTGTAATTTGCATTTCTAATTTTTCAGTAATAGAAGTATCTAACTCGCCTAATGTTATAAAATCAATTTTTCTGTTTTCGTCACTAGGATTTATAAGATTTGAAGATACTAGGTTAATAATCCCATCTTGAACATTACCGTATAATTGAGTTTGTTGAGATATAACTCGGCTATTCAAGAAATAACCCTCTGCCAATCTCCCAGTTACAGTTATCATGTCGCCTTGTGTTGGAGTAGTATGAATAGAAATCCCCTCTATAACTCCAACGTTATCTTCTTCTATATCATCTCTAATAACATAATAGCCATTTAAAATATAATCTAGATTTTCCCCTATTTTTGATACATAAAGTTCAAAATCTCCTGTTTTATAATACCTTGTTGCCCATATTACTTCGGCATTTTCTATAACTCCTAACCTTTTAAATTGTTTATCAGCTATGACAATTCTCATCTATACACCTTCATATTGTGAATAATGTTTAAATGTAATATCTATGTATTCGTTTCCACTATCGGCTGTATAAGTGAAAACATTGTCTCCAGCTTCCGTTTGTAAGAAGACACTATCAGGAGTTAAATAGTTAAATATGTTTGTTTCTGTTGCATTTCTTATTAATTTTATTTTTTTGTTATTAGTGTGTGTAGTTATTACTACTTTGTCATTAGGCAATAAAGTAAATGGGTTTTCACTATCCCCTAATCCAATAAATTCAGTTGTTTCTCTATTGTAAATTCTAGGATTTACTATTGTTCCTCTTGCAAAAATTTCAATAGTCATTCCTGAAGATATATCTCCTTTATTTATCAAATTTAAGATTTGTATAATTTCGTATGTACTAAACGGTATAGGCTCTACTGTGTAAAATGGGAAATAGAAATTGCCTTTAATAGTATTTATACTATTTATTGCTTCTTTTATATCTTTCCACCAAGGATCAGGACATAAGATTGATATTTGACAAGTTGTATTCATTGTAAAATTATCAATTTCCAATGTTTCTACATAACCCTCAATCCATACACTCCTTTTTCCATTTTCAAAATATATTTTTGTATATTTTCCATTTTTAATGTAGTTGTATAACTCTATTCTGTTTGTTTCTACATCTCCATTGATATACATATCAATAACTATATTTCTTTTGCTTGTTCTTTCGTGTTTAAATTCAGAACCATCTCCTATATTTTCACTAACTGAAATTTCGGCTGATGGAGGAGTTAAGCCTGTAATTTTTTCTATTGTAAATTTATCGTTATGTGTGAGTTCAATCTGTTGACCTCTTTGATTTTCAATAATTAACTTATACATGTTTATACTCCTCCTATCTCGCCATATTTAAGATGTTCTTTGTTTGTCTGTAAATTGTTAGATTATCTAATGCTTCTGGTGAATTATTTGTTTGATAAAAATTGTTATTCACAATAGTAGTTTTACTATTTAAAGCTCCATTAGAACCTAAATTTATTGTTGGAACATTCAATTGAGTAGTTAAATTACCAATAGCTCTGTTAATATCTCTTTTAACATTATCTGCTTCTTGTTCAAATCCTACTCCAATCCCTTGTGCTAAATATTTACCTACTTCATCACGCATAACTGTTGATGGGCTATTTATTCCAAATAAACTTTTAAGGAAGTCAGTTACACTTCCAACCCAACCAGTTATTTTGTCTTTAATCCATTTAGTAGAAGCACTAATTCCGTTCCAAATTCCCTCTACAAGATTTTTACCCACATCTGCTATTTCGCTTGGCATTTCCTTGATTATAGAAACAATATTAGAAACTAATTTATTGGCTGCTTCCTTTCCTTTTGAAAGCATAGAACTTCCC